TGCTCGACACGCCCGAAGGGTGGACGAAAGTCGGCCAGAACGAGGCGATTCCGGTCCCCGAGGCTGTTCTCCACGACTACTACACGCAGAACGGGTGGAATCGGTACTGGGGACGGGTCGACGACCAGGTGATCTACTTCTACTGGAGCCCCGAGAAGCGCCTTCAGGACCTCAAACCCTTCCCAGGGACCGACAAGAGCGGTCGACGCGTGGCCGAACAGGCCACTCCGTGGGGTCCGGGCCACGTCGTCCCCACGAAGTGGGCCAACAGCTAGGTGAATGGGGGCTAAGCGGGATGCAGAAAGCCCCGGAGAACCTCTCGGCGCTCCGGGGCCCCGGCCTGTCAGACGATCAGTCGGCGCGCACGAAGTACAGGAAGACCTGCGTCGCGGCGCTGTCGGTGCCCGTGGCCTTCGTCACGGTGAAGCGGAGGCTTTCCACGTCGGTCGCGAACGGGTCGATGGCGTCCGCGGTGTGGACGTGGGTCGACACGAGCTTCGGCGTGTTGAGCGTCGAGGTCGAGACCGCGAAGGTCTGGATCGACGTCGCCACCGCAGCGGCGCTGATCTTGCCGACGGCGTAGGTCACGTTGCCCGACGTGGTGCCCGTGCCGGCCGGGACGATCTGCGTGCCGGGCAGGATGCGGATCTTGTAGGGCAGCGAGAACGTGAACGTCACCGCAGACGTCGTGGACCCGCCGTCAGGCAGCGAGATCTCGGCGCACACGACGCCGGAGGCGTCGTAGGACTTGAACGCGACGGTCGCGTTGGCCGTCGCGGCCTGGGCCTGATGGCCGTTGAAGTGCTCGGGGATGACCTCCCCGTAGCGGATGAACTTCCGAACGATGTACCCGTATGCAGCCATGACCTACCTCCTTGTGTCCGCCGATCCGAGCGGTATTGCCCGAACCTCATGGCAGTGGTAGCATACACCAAACGGAGTCCCCATGCACGGCAGCATCCTCGTTCTCGCCAAGAAGAAGGCCGCCGGGCCGGGTGGCTACTTCGACCCGATGCAGGAGTCCGCGCCGATGGCGATGGGCCCGATGGTCTTCCAGGTCTCCAAGGAGTCCGAGATGCCCGAGGGTGAGGACGAGGACGAGAAGGGCGAGTACGACATCCCCACGGCCGACAAGGCGAAGGGGTCCCCGTCGATGGACCTCAAGTCCATCATCGCCGACCTGAAGGCCGCCGCGATGAAGCTCGACCAGCTCGCCATGACGGGCGAGCTCGGCACCGAGGACGAGCCGACCGGCGAGGAGCCGATGCCCGAGGCTGAGGCCAAGCCGGCGCCCAAGGCGAAGAAGCCCGTCCCGTCCTTCCTCCAGAAGAAGGAGATGAAGTACTGATGCCCACCTACCGCAGCGGCTACTACAGCCACCTCGACGCGATGAAGCAGAAGGCCGCCATGGAAGACGCCGAGGCGCGTGGCGAGAAGCTCGAGAAGGGCTTCAAGGTCTTCGACCCGTCCAAGCTCGAGCAGAAGCCAGTCGTGAAGGTCGCCGTCAAGATCGGCAAACACTAGCGGGTCTGAGCAACCCGCGAGACCGCGAGAGCGGTCGGCGCCCCGTAGAAGCGACGCTACGGGGCGTCTTCATGTACGTGGAAACCGCCGGGAGAGTCACCCCTCCCGGCGGCCACCACACGTACAGCAGGAGAACCAGCAACACGCACGTCGGCGTTAGCGACCCACCTAACGACTCTCTAACGCACTACCCGCGCATGGTGGGTGTATCCGCTCTAGGCTATTCGTCGAGCGGAATCTTTACATTTACTTGTAGAACTTCGACTCGTCGGCCTGGGCCGACCTGCGCATCGAGTCCATGATCTCCTTGTAGGAGCGGTTGTCCGTCTGCGTCGTCGAGGCGCTACGGCTCGGCCCCATGTTCATCAGGTTCATGGCGTCGGGCACCGGCTCGGCCTTCGGCGGTTCGGGCGGCGCGTGGACCGCGCGCACCATCCGCACCGCCGTCTCGGGGTCCTTGCCCCCGGTCACCAGCACGCAGAAGTCGTAGAACGCCTCGTCGTTGTTGTAGACGTCGTCGGCCTCGCTCTTCAGCCAGTCCTCGACCTCGGTGACAGCCGCCTCGATCTGGCGCTCCTCGGCCTGCTTCGCCTCGTACTCAAACGACTCGAGCCGCTGGCGCAGCTCGTCGCGCTCGCGCTCCGCGGTGCCGTACTTGCCGGTCCACTCCTCAGCCGCCTTACGGACGGACTGATCGTACTCGTCGCGCAGCGTCTGGAGCGCTGCGTCGTGCGCCGCCTTCAGGCGGTCGATCTCCGCCTGCTTCTCAGCCATCGGGTCGGCGTCACCGGTGAGCCACTTCTGGATCTTCAGCTCTTGCTCGCGCAGGGCCGCCTCGCGGCGCTCGATGTCCTTGCGCTTCGAGGCGGTGTCCTGAAACGACTTCGTGTACCCACGCTCGAAGTTGCGGTACTTGGTCTCGAACCCACGCGACAGGGTGTTGCGCGTGGGCTCGTCCAGACGGTTGTACCAGTCAGCCTTGGTCAACGAGTCGAGCTCGCCGTTCCAGTCGAAGACGCTCGGGGGCGCCTCTTCGGCTGGCTCGGACGAAGGCTGGACCTCGGTCTCCTGCGTCTCTGCCTGGACGTTCTCGATCTCGGACTCGTCGATCATGTGGCCTCCTCGTGGCTACTTCTTCTCGGGCATGGACGGCTCCATCGGCGGGGGTGCCGACTGGGCCTTGCTCATCGACTCGCGGGCCTTCATGTCCTCGCCCGCGCCGATGCTCTTCTCGACCTGCATCCGCAGGTTCATGTCGCTGGCGAGCATCTGGCCGATCTCCTCGGGGCTCTTGCCCGCCATCGCGGGCATCGCCATCGCGGCGTCGAGGAGCTGCTGCGCCTTTTCGACGGACACGCCGAGCATGTCGGCGACCGCCGCAGCGCCGCCACCCATCGCGGGCTCGGCCGCCATGCCGCCGGTGCCGGGCATCGCGCCGCTCTCGCCCTGCGTGCCGGGGCTCACGCCGCCTTCCTGCTTCGCGATCATCGCGTCGATCTCCGCCATGAGCGGCTTCATGTCGCGCTCCACGGACACGCCGTCAGGGGGCGTGCCGGCGGCGGGCTTCGGGGGCATACCGCCCTGCTTCATCATCTCGGCCATGTGACCTCCTATCATGGTTGAATGAAACCGGAAAGGTAGAGGAAGAACAGCGCCGGTCCGCTACTCGTCCTGGGGAGCGTCGTGCTGGTCCTCGAAACCCGGGCCAGCGGGAACCATCTCGAAGGCGACACCGTAGTCGTTGCCCGCCCTGAGCATGTACTTCTTCGGCACCTTGCGCCGCTCGCCGGTCGCGCGGTTCTCGAGGACGACGACGTCGTAGCCAGGCAGATCGCCGACGTGACGGATGGCGCGGCTGTGCTTGCGCGCCGCGTGCTGCGCGGCCCGGATGTCGATGGGCTTCATACCGGGGTCCCCGGGGTGCGGACGTGTTCCTTGGGCGGCGCGACGTTCTGGCGCGCGGACCGCTGCACCACCTCGGCCTTCTTGGCCTTCTGCTCCGCGGTCGCCTCCTTGAGGACCTTCTCGTCGTTGCCGGTCGCCTTGCGCTTCTCGAAGCTGCGCTGGCGCACCGTGTCGAGGCGCGCCTGCTTCTGCGCCTTGCTCTCGCTCTCGAGCTCGATGCGGTGGCCGGGGAAGCGCTTCTCGATGACGCCCTTCATGCGGTCGAAGTCCTCCTTCGTCTCCGCCTTGCCGAGGACGCCCATGTCCACGGGGGTGAAGCTGCCGGGGCCGTGGCCGTGGACCGCGGGCGCGAGGCCATGGCTCCAGTCGACGCGGCGGGCCGCTCCGCAGTCGGGACAGGCGGGGAAGCCCTCCGACATGCGGTAGTAGACGTTCTCGGTGGTGACCTCACAGACGGGGCACCGTAGGTCCTGAAGGGGCATGGTGGTCTCCTATTGACGAAGGGGCGACGGGCCGCCACTGGCGAGGCTCGCCTCGGGGGGCGCCTCGCCACCGGCAACGGCGGTCTCGTTGGCGGGAAGCTCCGGCGGTGCGCCACCGGCGAGGGCCGCGAGCTCGGGAGGGATGCCAGGGGGCAGGCCCGCGGGGGCCCCGCCGCCCTGAGCGGCCTCCATCTGGGCCTGCATCATCATGGCGGCCTGCTGCTCCTGCGCCTCGAGCTCTTCCTTGGGCACGAGCAGGTTCGTGGAGAGGCCGACGCTGTTGACCAGCTCCTCGATGAGGCGGCGCTTGTCGATGTTCGGGTCCTGCATGAGGACCGGGAACAGCTTGAGCAGCGTCTCGGACATGACCGACGGGTTCTGGCGGATGGGGTTGTAGGACACCATCTGGAAGTTCACGTCGACATCGCGGATGTCGGCGAGACCGACTTCCTGCCAGCCCTCGTGCCCGCTGACCTTCACGAGCTTCTCTTCCTGCATGTACTTCTTGCTGAGGAAGAAGCACTTCTCGGCGACGTCCTCGAGGGCGCTGTTGATGTGGCCCTCGCGCGTCGCGAGGCGGGTCCGCATCTGCGCGTCGATGATCGCCATCTCCGTCGCAGTGCGGGCGCCGGCCACCTGACCGCGGGCCGCCTCGGCGAGAGCCGAGATGAACGCCGCGTCGCCTTCCTGACGGGCGATGAAGTTCTCGACGCCGACCGGGACCTGCGGGATGGGCATCTCGTAGAACAGCGTGCTGAGCGTGCGCAGCCCCTCAGCGTTCGTCGGGCTGATGGGCACGAAGCTGCCCGTCGCCGACTCAACCGCCTTGTTGAGGTCTTCCTCGGTGATCAGCTCGCTGTTGAACAGGATGCGCGGGATCATCAGGTAGACGATCTGCTTCATGTGCGTGAGCAGGTCGTTGATGGTCTCCTGCTGGTTCAGGACGAGCTGGACCTCGGAGAGACCGAGGCAGTCCACCGCGCTCTGGTTGAGCGTGAACATCGAGTACGGGATGTACTCGAGCTCCTGCTCGAACACGATGGCGTCGGCCTGCCGCACGTAGTGGATGACCTTGTTGCTCTCGCGGTCGTAGTACTCCCACACCGTGACCCACTCGAACGCGTCGCGGAGCTGCGCCGCGTCGTTCGCCTTGTAGGTGTCGGTGATCCACTTCGGGTAGCGGTCAGGCGTGACGTCCGCGAGCTTCGGGCTCTTGTACGCACCGCTCTGCACCCGGCGCTGAAACTCGGTCCACGGGATCACCGCGGCCTCGAGCCAGTAGCGGATGTCGTCGACGTCACGCACCGTCTGGTCGAAGAAGATGGCGCCCGGCTCGAGGACCCGCACGATGGGGCGGTCCGCCGCCTTGTCCCAGCCGACCTTGAACACGCCACGCTTGCAGAGCACCGCGTCGATGAGCGCGGTCGCCGCGCGCCGGCGCATGTTGTTCGAGTCGAAGACGTACTCCATCAGCCCGTTCACGAGGGGCAGCGCGTCCTGGCTCTCGCGGTTGCGGGGGTTCGCCGCGACCTTCGGGTTCGGCCCGAGCAGCGCGCTCACCGCCGTGTCGGCGATGGCGTAGATCATGTTCTTCGAGCAGAGGAACGAGGGGATCGCTCCGTCGGCCAGGTTGATGTCGTTGCGGGACGTGTAGAAGTCGCCGCGGTAGTACCGACGCGCCTTGTCGAAGTTCTTCTTCTCGGAGCGCTCGTAGTAGCGCTTGTGGCGGTCGATCAGGTTGGCGAGGTTCATGACCACTCCCGTGCGATGGGCTTGAAGATGCTGCGCGACGATGCGCGCTCATGGTGCTTGAAACGGTCGAGGTCCGCAATGGTAACGCGGGGTCCATCGCCCTGCGGCGAGTAGTCGCGGGTCTGCGCGGGCTCCTCGTCGCTCGTGAAGCGGCGGCGGCTCAGGATGTCGGCGGCCATGACCGCGGTGCGCGCGAGGTCGAAGTGGTGCGTCGTGCCGTCGTTGTTGCTGCTGCGCTTGGTCCGGTCGCCGTCGTAGTTGATGAGCTGGTGGAGCAGCGGCTTGCTGCACAGCGTGAGCTCGTTGTCGCGAAGCATGCGGACGAGGCGGGCCTCGCCTTCCTGCACGCGCTTCTCGGTGGCGTACCAGCCGGGGTGGTTGCGGTCGGTCCACAGCAGGTTCTTCGCGCCCTTGTCCTTGAGCATCGCGATGCACGCCGCGGCGTTGCTCTCGACCGCGAGGAGCGCGTTGTTGAAGAAGCGCTGGAGGTTCAGCAGACGCTCGGCGAAGCGGCCCGGATCCTCGCGGCCTTCCCACACCGCCACCTCGCGGCGCTCGACCGCGTCCCACACCGTCACGGCGCTGTTGTCGCCGACGGCGCCGAAGCCAGCCGGGTCGGCGCACACGAGGTAGGACCGGCCGCGTACCGGGCGCTCGAGCAGGCTCGCGCCCTTGGGCACCGGCTCGGGGGGCACGACTGCCGTGAGCAGGCACGCCTTCAGTACGTCGATGGGCATGACGGGGGAGCCGCTGCCCAACCAGCCGTCGTAGGGGTCCGACGGGTACTTCGACGTGAACAGACGCTCGTCGTTACCCATCTCCGTTTGGAGCGACAGCCGGCGAAACGCCAGGTTGTGCAGGTCCATGCCCGGGTGCCGGGCCATGTACTCGAGCTCGACGTCCGTCGGCTTCAGGCCGTGCGGGTCGGAGCGGCAGCTCGGGTCGAGCCACCACTCGAGGAACACGGGATGGAAGCGACCCTTGCCCTCGAGGGCGTTGTGCCACATCGTCTCGTGGTGGCTGCCCGCGGTGCCAGGCGTCGACTCGAGGATGACGCGCGCGTTGATACGCTTGTTGACGGCGGGGAAGATGTTCGCCGCGGCCTTCCGCTGCCACTGCGCTTCACCGAACTCGGTGAGCAGCAGACGGTCGATGGAGCGACCGACCGCCGGGGATCGACCGCCGGCCGTCAGCACCTTGATGCCACCACCGTGGACGAAGTGGATCTGGGTCGTGCCCGGCTTGCGCCCCGCCTCGACCGGCACGCGCACGTCGTCGGGCAGATGCTTGTAGGCGAAGAGGATGCGCTCGAAGATGTCCTCGGCGGTGTCCTGGCGCTCGGCGATCAGCACGCCCTTCACGCCCTCGAGGTACATGCAGTCCCGCAGCAGGAGCATGACGGCCGGCGTCGTGATCTTCGCCTGACGAAACTTGTCGGTCAGCACCCAGCGGTGGTCCGCGCACGCCTGCAAGAACTTCATCTGGATGTTCGTCGGCTCGAGGTAGCCGATGGACTCGTCCTCTCGGACGATCTGGCACATCGAGACGAAGGCCCACGGTGTGCTGAACATCGCGTGCACTTTGCCTAGGTGAAGGCCGGGGATCTGCGCGATCTTCGCGCCTCCCGGTAGACTTGACGGAGCGCTCACGATAGACTCCCCATATCCCATGCTAACACGGTATGGCGCGGAGGGCGACATGGCTGAGAAGTGGATCCAGGGGGCGATCAAGAACCCCGGCGCCCTTCGCGAGAAGATGGGCGCGAAGGCAGGCGAGAACATCCCCAAGGAGAAGATCTCGTCCAAGATCTCCCAGCTCGAGAAGGAAGGCGCGGGCGACAAGAAGCTCTCCGCCGCCAAGCGCACCATGCTCAAGCAGCTCGTGCTCGCGCGCACGCTCGGGAAGATGAAGTGATCGGCAACGACGTGCAGAACACCACCCGCCCCGACCTGAAGGGCGGCGCGAAGAACCCCCTGAAGGGCAACCCGATGGAGAAGGACTTCCGGCGCCAGATGCTCCGGCAGATCCTCGCCGACCGGATGAAGAAGGAGGGGTGATGGCAGACGGGAAGTACGGCCACATCAACTTCAAGCCACCCGCGTCGGTCTCGTCCGCCGCGGTGCGCGGCCTCATGCTGCGTCGCGAGCAGTCGAAGTCCCAGAAGGCGGGCCTCGACGCGAAGCAGGCGTCGGCGCAGGGCATCGGCTCCGGCGTCCAGCGGGCCGCGAACCTGAAGAACCGCTCCACGATGGACCCGTCCACCGTGAAGCGGATGAAGGCGTACTTCGACCGCCACGCCAGCAACTACCAGCTCGACGCCGGCAAGAGCCCGAAGGAAGACAAGGGCTACGTCGCCGGCCTCCTGTGGGGCGGTGAAGCCGGGAAGTCCTGGGCCAACAAGGTCGTCCGCCAGATGGAGGCGGCCGACCAGCGGGGGAAGTGATGGACCGTCGTGCGGCGCTGAAGCAGGTCTACTCGAACCCCGAGCTCCGTGAGCGGATCAAGTCACGCATCATGGCTGGCAGCAAGGGCGGCAAGCCCGGCCAGTGGTCTGCGCGGAAGGCGCAGATGGTCGCCCAGGAGTACAAAAAGGCCGGCGGCAAGTACAAGAGCGGCCCGTCCGGCGCGCAGAAGAGCCTGAAGCGCTGGACGAAGCAGGAGTGGCGCACGCCCTCAGGCAAGCCCAGCGTCCAGGGGCCGAAGGCGACCGGCGAGGTCTACGCGCCGAAGAAGGCCATCGAGAAGCTCCGCTCCACCCCAGGCGGCATGGCGAAGCTCGCCGCCGCGACGCGCGAGAAGCGCGAGGCCGGGAAGAAGGGCGAGCAGTTCGCCCGCCACGGCCTGCACAAGGGCGCCGACCGCTAGCAAGAACTGTCTACTGACGGCCCTTCGGTAGACACTTCTTGCGCCGACCTACTCGGTCTTCATAACTACACGGACCCTCGCACCCCGCTCCCATAACGTGAAATAAATCTTCTGCAACCTCTTGCGCGATAATACCCACAGCGGTATTCTCCTCGTGCACCCCTCAGAAGGTTTCGGGTAGCCCGTAAGGGTCCGGGGCGAGACGAGTGGGCAGGCGCAGCCCCCGAACTTCAACGTTCCTTCGACCTGGCCGGTCGGAGCCGCTAGCGCGTCTGCCCCCGGCCCACGGAGTCCACGATGGCGATCTCTACCGAAATCCTCAACACCACGTTCGCGGACCTCCGCGGGCCGCTCATCAACTCCTTCATCCGCTCGAACGAGCTGCTCGACGCGCTCATGAGCAAGGCTCGCATGCCCTCCGAGGGCGGCAGCCTGATCGAGCGCTCCTTCGCCGGTGGCGCCCCCGCCCGCGGCGTGGGTGTGTTCGTCGGCGACGAGCTCCTCAACATGACGCGCCGTCAGCAGACCAAGCGCTTCCAGGTTGAGCCGCACCGCATCGTCGCGGCGATCAACATCCCGAAGAAGGAGCTCCTCTTCAACAGCGGCAAGCTCGCTGTGATCCGCCTCATCGAGGAGTACCCCCAGACCACCCTCGAGGGTGCGAAGGCCGACCTCAACAAGTTCCTGCTCACCGGCTCGAGCCGCGGCCTCGTCTTCCAGACGGCCGACCTCGCGGGCTTCCTGAGCCTGAACGGCAACTTCGCGTCGGGCTCCGGCACCGGCGTGACGAACGGTCTCCTCGACTTCGTGGCTCCGGGCTCGCAGACGGACGTGGTCCAGAACGTGGCGAAGAGCACCAGCTACTTCCACTTCAACCAGTACAACAACATCACGAGCTGGGCCACGGATGGTCTCCCCACCCTCCGCAAGACCTACCGCCAGTGCGCCCACTACGCGGGCGGCATGGGCAAGGGTCCCGACCTCGTGGTCATGGACGACGACACCTACACGAACTTCGAGGACAGCCGCCTGTCCCTCGTGCGCGTGACGCTCGTTGAGGACAAGACCGAGAAGAGCAACACCCTCGGCCTCGACCTCGGCGTGGCGAAGGTGTACAGCTCCATCGACCTCAACCGTGCGGACATGATCAGCGGTACGGCCCTCAATGGCGCGACCTACATCCTGAACACGGACTTCATGGAGATGCCCCTCATGGAGGCCCCGTCCATCACGCCGTTCACCGAGCGCGTGGGCGATCAGGACGTCGTCACGGCCATCTTCTCGATGCAGGGCAACCTCATCTGCACGAAGACCCCGGCCCAGGGCTGCGTCTCCGGCGGCGCTCTCTGATCGCCGTAGGCTCTCACCCCATCATCCACTAGGAGGTTTCTCATGTCCTTCGCAAACAACCAGGTCTTCGGTGACGACATCACCGTCACCTACAGCTCCGCCGTCTACTCCCTCGGAACCGAGCGTCTCGTGCTCGGCTCCCAGACGGGCGTGGGCGACCAGGTGTACATCTTCGTGTACAACAGCACGGGCGCTCCCCTTCCGGTCAACTCCCTCGTCCGTCACGCCACCACG